AACCCAGAAGATATTAAAGAATTTTTAAAAAATATAAAGTTGGAAATAGTTATAGTGATTGTGTATATTGTATTATACATTATAAAAAATAAATGTCATTTATTAGAGCTGATTAATTTACAATCTTATTTTACACAGGACAGATTAAATGGTGTGGCAACATTTTTTGCTATAACTATAGCAACATATATAGCTGTAGTAACAATATTAGCCACTACAGAAATTGGCATTAGTAAAAGAATGTTAGAACAGCGGTTAGATAAGCCGCTAATTAATGTAATAATGTTTGGGGTTATTGAAAATTTTATTGCTGTTGCATTGTCTATATTTATGCCAAGTAGTGAAGTTGTATATGAATTAATAGCATTATTTATTATCTTGTCATTATGTTCATTTGTTAAGTTTATAATATTGCTTATAACTATATTTAAAGTAAATATGAATGAAATGGCAAAATCGATAGATGATAAAGAAAAATATGAAAATGATTTAATTGCGGAATTAAAAAAAATTTCTATGTATTGTAAAAAAAATAATGAAAATAAATAAATTATCTTAATAAAAGAGACACCAATTATGCTGGTGTCTTTTATTATGCTAGAAAGGAGCTGATTGTATGGCATTAACAGATAAACAGAAGCGATTCTGTGAAGAATACCTTATAGACCTCAATGCCACACAGGCAGCTATCAGGGCAGGGTATTCACCGAAAACAGCAGAACAGACGGCATCAAGACTGTTAAGAAATGTTAAGGTGCAGGAATATATAGCAAAAAGACAAAAAGAGCTATCAAGGAGCACACATATAACCCAGGAAAGAGTTATCAAGGAGCTTGCCCTGATAGCTTTTTCTAATAATGCGGACTATGCACGTGTAGTAGAGAAAAAGATGCAGACAGAAGTTGATGGAATGCTGGTTGATGTTCTTGGTGAAGATGGCAAGCCTATAATGTATAGGACGGTAGAGCCAGTACTGACAGATGAACTTACAGAAGAACAGAAGAGAGCATTGGCAGTTATCAAGAAGGGTAGAGATGGACTGGAAGTGAAATCTTTCGATAAGGTCAGGGCATTGGAACTGCTTGGTAAACATCTGGGAATATTTACTGAGAAGATAGAGGCTAATGTAAACGATACAACCAGGAGTGAATTACAGGAGCTTCTTGCACAGCGTAAAGCAAGAGGTGAGCCAGATGCTTCTAAGTGATAAATACTGGGATTACATAGACACACCTGCAAGAGCAGAGTTCTTAGAGGGTTCAACTGCATCAGGAAAGACAACAACAGTAGCTGTTAAGTTCATTATGAATGTAGCTGAATCAGATATGAAGCTGCACGTTATAGCAGGTAATACAACAGGTGTTATTGAGAAGAATATAATAAATGCTGATATGGGATTGTTACAGATATTCCCCAATCTGGAATACTGTGGTAATGGCGATAAAGAAAATAAACTTCCGCACATTAAATTCAAAACTGGCAGCAGTACTAAGATAATATATATTCTTGGCTATGATAATGCCAGTAAATGGAAGAATGCCTTGGGTTCACAGTTTGGATGTGTGTGGGTAGATGAGTGCAATACAGCTAACATAGACTTCATACGAGAGATATTCGGACGTTCTGAATACTTTGTAGGTACGCTTAACCCGGATGCGCCTACACTTCCTATATATTCAGAATACATCAATCATGCAAGGCCTATAGATAAGTACAGGGCAGATGTGCCGGAAGAAATATGGAAGGACCTTAACGGTTGTGAGCCTATTAAAGGCTGGGTGTACTGGTTCTTTAATATGACAGACAATATATCTATGACACCAGAGAAGATAGAACAGAAAAAAATGAGCTATCCTCCTGGCACTAAGATATATAAAAACAAGATATTAGGATTACGAGGCAAGGCTACCGGTCTTGTCTTTTCTAATTTCTGCAATAGGCATATCATTACTAGAGATCAGGCAAAGTCATACATCAGACGTGAGGTTGATGAAATGCAGGGCGAATATTTCATAATATTCACCAGCGGACTTGATACAGCTTATTCAACCAAGAGCCCGGATACGATTGCTATGTCCTTTATGGGAATAACAAACAAGGGCAAGCTGATAGTGCTGGATGAAAAGGTGTATAACAATGCAGAACTTGATATACCAATAGCTCCGTCTGATACGGTAAGGAATTACATTGACTTCCTGGAGCGTAACAGAAAAGAATGGGGTGGAATGTCAAAAAATGTGTTTATAGATAACGCTGATCAGGCAACGATAACAGAGTTTGCCAAGTACAAGAGAGAACACATTGACTGCCAGTATATATTTAATAATGCGTATAAGAAAGTAACCATAATAGATAGAATTAACTTACAGCTTGGCTGGATGTCCTTTAATGACGAAAAGGGCAGAGAGCCAAGCTTTTATATTGTCGATACTTGCACGAATTACAAGACAGAGTTAGAAACGTATTCGTGGCTTGAAGATAAGGACTGTGAGCCTGAGGATGGCAATGACCATATGGTAAACAGCGTACAGTATGGCTGGATTCCTTATCGAAGCAGGATAGGTATAGAGAATAAGAAATAATTCCAGATAGGAGAGTGAGAGAGGTGAACATATTTACAAGTATGGCAGAGAAGATAAAAACAGGAATAAGAACGTGGCTGCACATCCAGCCGGCTGTTAATGGATCCATAAGCATACAGGAAACTCTTGATTACGAGGGAAATGCCATAAAGAACAAGATATGGTACAGAGGTGAGAGTGAAGAATTGTCACAGCTATACAGCCAGATAGATGGTGACAAGACAAGGTTCTGGTCTGCATCCTGTACAATAGGTATGGAGATAAGAAAGATACACGTAGGTCTCCCTGCTATGTTATGCGATATGCTGGCCAGTATAGTAACAGATGATATGAATTTAATAGATGCTGGCAGCAGGCAGACAGAATGGGATAAGATAGCAGAGGAAAATGATTTCATTGAGCTTGTTAAGCAGGCAATAACAGAAACACTTTATATCGGTGATGGAGCATTCAAGATATCGTTCGATACGAACCTTAGCAAGTATCCTATATTGGAATTCTACTCTGGTGATAAGACAGAGATTATCAAGGACAGGGGAAGAGTTAAGGAGATAGTGTTTAAGACTGTGTATAACGTGCAGAGACAGGAATATGTATTACTTGAACATTATGGCATAGGCTACATACATTATGAGCTTACAAGAGGCGGCAGGGAATATGATTTAAGTGTTATACCGGAGCTGGCACATCTTAGTGATGTTACCTGGAATGACAAGTTTATAATGGCTGTTCCTCTTCTGTTTTATAAGTCAGCCAAGTATAAAGGACGAGGCAAGAGCATATTTGATGCAAAGATAGATAACTTTGATGCGCTGGATGAAGCATGGTCACAATGGATGGATGCCTTAAGGAGGAATAGAACAAAGGAATATATACCGGAGAATATGTTACCAAGGAATCCCCTGGATGGAAAAGTGCTAAAGCCTAATGCTTTTGATAATGCCTATATAAAAACAGATGGCAGCATGGCAGAAGGTACAGTTAATAAGATAGAGCTTGTACAGGGCAATATCCCACACGAAAGCTATCTTGCAACATATATCACAGCGTTGGATCTTTGTTTACAGGGGATTATGAGCCCATCAACATTAGGCATAGATGTTAAGAAACTGGATAATGCGGATGCACAGAGGGAGAAAGAGAAAGCAACGCTTTACAGCAGAAATAACATTGTAGAGCGGCTTCAGAAGGTTCTTCCAAAGCTTGTTACAGCAACATTTAATGCCATAGACACGCTTAATAAGACAGCTATTAAGGATATAGATATTGATGTGACATTTGGCGAATATGCTAACCCATCTTTTGAAAGCCAGGTAGAAACAGTCAGCAAGGCAAAGCAGGGCGGTATTATGAGCATAGAGGCATCTGTTGATGAGCTGTATGGAGATACTAAGGATGACGAATGGAAGCAGGAAGAGATAGCAAGACTTAAGGCTGAGCAGGGTATATCTGATATGGAAGAGCCGGCACTTAATATGCAGGCAGATGGCTTTACAGTTAATGGCACTGATAACAGTTTTACAGGTTTTGATAACAAGTGAGGTAGCTTATGGCACTTAATACAGAATATGACATAGAGAAAGCCTTTAGAGCCATAGAAGATGAGCTGATTGCTTCTATGATACGAAATCTTGACAGACACAGAGCTGAAGAAGATGAACTTGGATTCAACTGGACACAATGGCAGGTAGAACAGCTTAAAGCCTTAGAAAAATATAAAGCAGATAACAAGACACGTTTTGCGGGTAGATTCAGCGATATAAACAGTTCAATTGATGCAATGATATTTACAGCAAGGCAGACAGGCGGCACAGAGCAGGAACAGAAGATATTAAGAGCATTGAAAAAGGGATTAAAAGCATCCAAGGTGTCACAAGGCACTGAGGGTGCTTTTTTCAAGCTTAACACAAGAAAGCTTAATGCCCTGATTAAAGCTACGAAGTCAGATTTTAACAGGGCGGAAAAAGCAATGCTTAGAATGTCGGAAGATAAATACCGGCAGATAATATTCAATGCTCAGGTGTATGCGAATACGGGTGCAGGAACATATGAGAAAGCAGTTGATATGGCTACAAGAGATTTTCTTAAAGCTGGTATTAACTGTATTGAATATGCGAATGGCGCAAGGCATACTATGAAAGATTATGCTAAGATGGCAATTCAGACAGCCAATAAGCGTGCATATCTAACCGGAGAGGGAGAGATGAGACAGTCCTGGGGAATTAGTACAGTTATTATGAATAAGCGTGCTAATGCCTGTCCTAAGTGCCTTCCATTTGTTGGAAAAGTACTTATAGATGATGTATGGAGTGGCGGTAAGGCATCTGATGGTCCTTATCCGCTTATGTCATCTGCAATAGCTGCGGGGTTGTACCATCCAAATTGCAAAGACGTACATACAACATATTTCCCTGAGCTGGATGAAGAGCCAGACAGTAAGTTTACCAAGGAAGAGTTAGAAAAGGTCAAGGAAGATTACAAGCAGGACCAGAAGCGGCAATATGCAGGCAGGATGGTTGAGCAGTTCGACAGGCTTTCAAAGTATTCCTTAGATCCGGATAACAAGAAGATGTATGCGGCTAGAAAGGAACAGTGGGAGCAAAGTATATTATTTAATGGTAGTTCTGAAAAACATATTGAGGAATTACATAAGAATGATATAATGAATTTATCAGATAAAGAATTACAAGCAGTTACACAATATAAGAGCTTTGAAGCATATATTATAAATGATGTTTTAAGAAATGCAAATGATTTATCAAATTTAAAATCAGAACATAAACAACTTGTAAACAATTTAGATGTAGCACTGTCAAAAATATCAAAATTCAATGGAAATTTAATAAGAACTGTTGATTTTTCTGACAGGAAGGATGAGCAAGATAGAATTAAAGAATTTGTAAGTGAATATGTTGAAGGAACAATAATAACAATTAAACAATACTGGAGTACATCAAAGACAGAAGGATATAATGATTTAGCAAAAATAAAAATTTATATACAAAATACCAAAAATGGGCGAGATATAAGTTCTATTGGCTTAAATGAAAATGAAGTCCTTTATGAGCGAAATAGTAAATTTAAAGTTATTTCAAAAATATTAGTCGGGGAGATTTGGCATATTCTTTTAGAGGAGGCGGATTAAATGAAGTTAACAGCAAGAGAATGGCTTTTACTACCAGAAGCAGAGCAAATGCAAAGAGGAAAAGAACTTTCTCCAGAAGAATGTTTTAAACTTAGGATGGAACTTAGTGAAGTTAATTTTACGGAGGAGGAAAAACAAAAATTAACAAAAGAAGAGCGTGAGAGATTTATAAATCCACCCCAAAAAACTGATGAGGAAATAGAAAAAAATAATAGAACAACATTTAAAGTTTTACAGAACTGGAAAATTTTACCTAAAGATATAACATTTGAAGAATGGATAAAAGCAGGTAAACCTCTTAATTATTAATATAGGTGTATTTATATATCAAGTGACGCACTTGGTATAAATAAATATTAATGTAGGCAAGATAAGTGATTATGCAAAGAAAATGTATTTTGCAAATCGCTATGATGAAGTCGAAGCGGAATATATGACATTAATAAAAAGAAATGGAGGTAAATTATGCCAGTAAAATATCCAGAAGAGATACAGAAACTTATTGATATTTTTGAACCATATATGATTGGGTGTCATCTTGAAAATTCCCCTAAAGAAGCAATAGAAGCTGCTGAGAAATTTTAAAAGTGGGCTTGGGAACAGGAACAGTAGATGAGTAGCCACCAGTCGAGAGATTGGTGGTATTTTTATACCTAATTTTAAGAAAGTGAGGACAAGACAGTATGAAAAAATTATTTATTAGCCAGCCTATGGCAGGTAAAACAGACGAGGAAATAAAAGAAACAAGGAAAAAGGCAATAGAATATGCAGAGCTGCTATTAGGTGAGAAAGTAGAAGTTATAGAGTCTTTTTTTGAAGGAGCACCAGCAGAAGCTAAGCCATTGTGGTTTTTAGGAAAATCAATAGAACTTCTATCACAGGCTGATGTTGTATATTTTGTTAAAGGCTGGGATAAGGCTAGAGGTTGTAAAATAGAACATCAGTGTGCAGTAGCATATGATATTAAGAAAATTGAAGATTAGATTGAATAAACAGCTATAGAGCTGTTATTTTTATACCCAAGTTGCACCGGTGCAACAGAAAGGAAACGTATGTTGAAAAGATATTCACCGCCACCAGAGCCAGTGAAAAAAGAAAAATCACAATCTGAAATATTTATGGAAGATGATGATTTTGTAATGACACAGCTTAAAAGGCATGTATTAATATTACAGAATAGATTAACAATGGGAATGTATCAGGATGATGTAGATATTAAACTATATCATCAGGCTATAATAGATACTTTATATGAAATAGAAAAAAGGAAGAAATAAGCACGCATAGCAATACGCTGTGGGTGCTATTTTTATGCCCAAAAGAAAGGAAGATATGAAATATTTAATTGAATATAGGGGAGAAGTCCTGTCAGGGAAGGCTCCTGACCTCCCCAAGAATAAGCTAAGACGTGGCGAAAGGCTGCGTCTTTTTTGATTGCAGAGGTAGGCTGCAATAATAATTATTTAATAAAATTTATAAAATGGCAGTATTTTTATAATGTATTACATTATGCGTATCTTGCTAGATTTTTATTCATAAAAATTATAATAAAAAAGTATAAACTGACGAGAAATATAGAGAAATACAGCGGTTTACAAGCTTTTAATAAAGTGATAAGGTGAGCATACGATATATCGCAAAATAATTTTAAAAACCTCTTGACTTATGGTCGACCAAAAGTTATAATAAGATTGCAGTTGAGGAATACTTAACGAGTAAAGCAGGCAAGTAGCTGGAAAGGAGAAAAGAATGGAAGACGATATGAATATTGGTGAATTGCTTAAGGAAACAGCAGAAGAAAATCAGACAAGAAAAATTCTTGCAATACTCAATGAATGTAAAGACATTGAAGAAGCTAGAGAAAAAGTAAAAGCCCTGCTTAATAAATAAGCAAGGCTGACAACGAAAAATTCGGGCGGTACTTGCCACCGCTCGATACCAAATAGATAATATCATTTATTTGGTTACAAGGCAAGAGTCAAGAGGTGATTAAAGTAGATAAGAAGAAAATGGGTAGACCCACAGACAATCCTAGAACAGAAAAGATAGGCTTCAGAATGTCAAAAGAAGAAATTGAAGATATACAAGAATGTGCTAATGCATTGAATACTCAAAGAGTTAATGCAGTTGTTGAGGGAATAAAACTACTAAAAGAAAAATTGGGAATTAAATAACAAAAAAGAAGTTCGCCCACCTACCAAGCAAAACGAACTTCTTCAACACACCAATACCAAAGTACTGGTATTAATATTATATCTTACTTTTGGAATTGGTCAACATAATTTTAAAAGGAGATTGATTTAAAAATGAATAAGATAGAGCAGACGATAACAAGCATTGAAGTAGCCGAAATGGTTGGAAAAGAACATAGTAAATTATTAAGGGACATAAGAAATTATGTAGAGCAGTTTAACCAATCCAAGATTGGCTTCGTTGATTTCTTTACAGAAAGTACATACAAGGATAATAAAGGAGAAATAAGACCTTGCTACAATGTAACCAAGAAAGGCTGTGAGTTTATAGCACATAAGCTTACAGGCACAAAGGGAACAGAATTTACAGCAAGATACATCAATCGTTTTCACGATATGGAAGAACATATAAACAACAGCAAGCCACGCACAGCACTTGAACAACTTCAGTTGCAGAGTCGGGCAATTCTTGAAGTTAATGATAAGATTGATGAAGTTAAGCAGGAACTTGAAGACTTCAAGCAGGATATGCCACTTATGAATATAGAATGTGACAGAATAACAACAGCAGTACGCAAGGTTGGAACACGCGCTTTAGGCGGTAAAGACAGCAATGCATATCACGATAAGTCTTTAAGCGGTAAGGTATACACAGATATCTACAGAGAGTTGAAAAGACAGTTTCAGGTTACTTCCTACAAGTCAATCAAGCGTAGACAGTGTGACATAGCAATATCTATAATTGAAGAGTATCAGCTGCCTGTGGTTCTGAAAGAACAGATACAGAACACTAACGCACAGATGAATATGGAGGTGTAATATGTCTGCTAAAATTGATTTTGAGAATGCTTTGTATGAACTGGAACAGACAACAGCAACATTAGGATTTGTTCAGACAGCATTTGCAGAGGGCGAATCTCTTATAGATAATGACGAATCTGCAGCAACTATATATATGTTATATTCAAGACAAAGGTCTATAGTGAATAAGCTCAAAGAAGTATTGAATACAATAAAATAAATAATATCATATTGATATCTGGGACGTTCAGCAATGGACGTCCTTTTTATATGCCCAAAACTTAATGGCACTAAACTTTAGGAAAATGCCGACGGGCGGTAAACGGAAGAAAGGAGATAGAGTGATGAGAAAGACATTACCTATTAATTTACAGTTCTTCGCAGAGGGCGGAGATGGTAACGGCGACCAGAACGCTGGAAGTAACAATAACGGACAGGCAGGACAGCAGGGTGGTCAGAACAATCAGCAGGCGGCTGGAATTGACTATGACAAAATACAGAGTATGTTAGACACCGCAACTGCCAAGAAAGAAAATGCTGTGCTTAAAAGCTATTTCCAGCAGCAGGGACTATCCGAGGAGGAAGTAAGCCAGGCTATTGCAACATTTAAGCAGAATAAACAGCAGCAGGTAGAACAGCAGCAGAACGCTAATGCTAATCTTCAGAATGAAGTAACAACAGCACAGAAAGATGCTGAACAGGCTCGTATAGAGCTTGCGGCTACACAGGTAGCAATGACACTTGGTATTAATGCCAAGACAGTACAATACGTGCTTAAGATGGCTGATTTCAGTAAGGCAAAGGGTACAGATGGAAAGATATCAGAGGACAATGTTAAAGCTGCAATTGAACAGGTTCTAAAGGATGTACCTGCACTTAAGCCAAGCACAGAGAACAATGAGGGATTCCAGATTGGCGCAGGGCAGCAGACTAATGGACAGCAGTCTTCTGCAGGTAGCAATGTAAATGTTCCTACAAAGAGATGGAATAGATTCAATTAAGAAAGGTTAAAAAGGTAAAATAATATGCCAAATTTAAATTATGCAGAACAGTGGAGTCCTGAATTATTAGCAATTCTTATTCAGGGCACACTTACATCCCCATTTATCACAAACAATGTCAGATGGTTAGATGCAAAGACTTTCCATTTTACACAGATGAGTGTAAGTGGTTATAAGAACCATAAGAGATCAGGTGGATGGAACACAGGAGAATATAACCAGAAAGATGTTCCTTACACAGTAACACATGACAGAGATGTACAGTTTATGGTTGATAAGGCAGATGTTGATGAAACAAATCAGACAGCATCTATTCAGAATATTTCACACATATTTGAACAGACACAGGTAGTACCGGAGACAGATGCATTATTTTTTAGTAAGGTAGCACAGGCTGCACAGAAGACAGAATTATATCATACTGAAACAGCTTCCACAGAATATACATCAGAGAATGTATTTGCTAAGCTTAAGCATATTCTGGCAGCAGGCAAGCTTAGAAGATATAAGGCAAATGGAAGTCTCATTATGTATGTATCTTCTGACATTATGGATAAGCTTGAGGTATCAAAGGAATTTACGCGTAAGATTGAAATGACACAGATTGCAGAAGGTGGTCTTGGCATTGAAACACGTGTAACTGATATTGATGGTGTGACACTTATGGAAGTTGTGGATGATGAAAGATTCTATGACAGATTCGATTGGGATGTTGCAGAGGGCGGCTTTGCTCCACTTAAGTCAAAGTATGCCATAACAACTGATACAGATGTAGCAGAAGGAAAGACATACTACACTAAGAGCGACAGCACTTATACAGTCGTGGCAAAGCCTACAAAGACTAATATAGCCACATATTATGAAAAGATTGTTCAGGGTTCACGCAAGATTAATGTACTTGTCGCATGTGGACAGACATGTAAGACAGTACCTAAGATTTCATCTATTTATTTCTTCGCACCAGGAGCACATACAGAAGGAGATGGATATCTTTATCAGAATCGCCAGTTAAGTGATACATTTGTATTCCCTAATGGTAAGGATGGTAAGGTTGATTCTGTATTCGTTGATGTAGATCCTGCAGAAGATATTGAAGAGTGAGCCTATGGTATATGCAAGTAAAGAACAGTACCTGAGCGAGCATAATCTTATCCCGGATGAACAGATAGAACGAAGATTAAAGCAGGCGAGCCGTCATATCGACTCGCTTACTTTTAATCGTATAACTTCAAGAGGCTTTGATAATCTGACAGAGTTCCAGCAGGCAATAATCATAGATGTATGCTGTGATATGGCTGATTTTGAGTATGAGAATGAAGACATGATTAATTGTGTCTTGCAGAATTATGCTGTAAATGGAGTATCTATGCAGTTTGGCAGCAGTTGGAATGTTCTTGTGCAGAATGGAATTGCTGTAAAGCGTGATACATACCGGGTGCTTTGCCAGACAGGCTTGTGCTGCTTAAGTCTGGGGGTGTGAGTATGAAATATCCTTGTTTAGTATTAAAGCAGTTCTGTAAAACAGAAGTACATATTGAGATAGAGCAGGAAGGCCAAAACGTATATGGGGAGCAGTTAGACCCTGTGGTATGGGACGGACTATGCAATTATCAAGACAGTGGAAAGACGGTGCTCACAGCAGAACAGAAGCTTATACAGCTTGAGGGCTGTGCCTTAATACCTGGAGATATTGCACCGGAGCTTCCTGTTATTACTAAAGGTGATATAAAGGTGTTCGGTGTAACAAGGCATATATACAAGGGTACGAAGTGCCGTAATCCGGATGGTACAGTTAATTATGTAAGATTGGATGTGATGTAATGGCAAAGAATGTTAAGTCAACAGTTAAGCTTAATATGCCTATGGTAAGGAAGCTTACGGCAGCAGCACAGGTGTCATTAGTACAGACAGCAGAAGCAATACATACGAATGTAGTTCAAAGTCAGGTAATGCCTAGAGATACAGGTACACTGCAAAACGAAAGCACATTTGTATATACACAGGATATAGCCAATGGCAAGGTAGAGCTTATATCAAGCACGCCATATGTAAGAAGGTTATATTATCATCCTGAATATAACTTCCATCAATCACCTTGGGTAGATGATAAAGGTAAAAGACACGAAGGAAACGCAAATGCCAAGGGCAGGTGGCTCGATGATTATCTTAAAGATGGTAAGAAAAGAAATTTTGCTCCTGATACGTTTGCTAAGTTATACAAGAAGAATGCGGGGTTATGATGTTAGGAATAGGTGATGTAAGAGATTATATAGCAGGTCTTGGCATTGCAGACAATAATAATGTATATTGCGGCAAGCTTGACAATAAAAAAGATAAGAGCATAGGAGTATATAATCTTAACAGACAAAGACCACCACAGACTGCTGTAGGAGGCTTAAATAACAGCTCTTATCGTATTAAGTCTATAAGTATATTAGTTCATTGGAATACAAGTGTCAGAGACACCGAGAAGGCAGCAGAACAGCTCTATAATATGCTTAGAGACACCAACAATAAAATAATCAATGATACAAAGCTGCTATTCAATAAAATGCAGGTTGATGGACCTGTGGATGTAGGGACAGATGATAAAGGTATCTTTGAGAGTGTAATAGAATTAGATATTTATTATGAAAGGTAGGTAAAGGTATGGCACAGAATACTAAATTAGCCGGATATAATGCAGGAGCAACACCTCTTACTGGCGTTAATCCGGTGCATACAATTCAGTTCGGTGTATGCATAACAGGAAGAAAGAGCACAGATACACCGGAAACAGTAGAAACAAAGGTTGTAAAAGATGCAGAGAGCTTAAGCATATCCGTAGATGGAACAATTGAAGAATGGAATCCAATGGATCAGGCAGGCTGGACAAGAAGACTTACAACAGGTAAATCACTTGGTATGACTATGGGCGGCAAGCGTAATTATGGTGATGAAGGTAATGATTATATCGCAAGCCTGGCTTTAAAGACAGGACAGGAATGTAATACCTGGGTTTCAATTATTTTCCCAAACCTTGACCAGCTTCTTATCCCAGCAGTTATAAATGTAACTTCCCTTGGAGGAGACTCAACAAGCATTGATGCACTTGAATGGGAAGCACAGTCAGATGGAAAACCAACATATATTCCATATACAGAATAAAAAAGAAAGAGAGAATTTGAATAATGGCAAAGACAGATTTTAAAGTAATAGACATATCAATGAAGATTACAAACCAGTTACCTATGGTTCGTATTACTGATGACTTAGTGGTAACTGTGAATAACAGAAAGAACACAATTCTTAATGTACAGGCTATGGCTGCTGAGGCTGAAAAGAAGAAAGATAGTGACAACGGAATGGGATTTATAACAAAGGCTCTTGAAATGCTTATTGGCAAAGAGGCAGCAGATAAGATTGAGACTATGGACTTACCGCTTCCGGAATATAAGGAAATGTATAATGTAATAATGGGTGTTGCCACAGGCACATATGGAGAGGAGAATACACCCTCATAATGAAATATATTATGACATATATGATGACTGGGAATTGATAGAGTCAAGCTTCCTGTCACAGTATGGCATACGATTGCGAACGGAAGATGATATGTCTTGGGCGGAATTTTGTTCTTTATTATCTGGGATAATGCCAGAGACACCGCTTGGAAGAGTGGTGAGCATAAGGGCAGAAAAAGATATGAAAGTCATAAGGAACTTTACTAAGGAACAGAAGAAGATACACAATGACTGGCTTCTGAAACGTAATAAGAGAGTGGTAGGAACACCACAGTATATAGAACATTGGACACGATTACAGAAAGAATTTAAGGCTGCTTACTCTAAGTAGGCAGTCTTTTTTCGTGCCAGAAAGGAGGGAGAATGTCAGATACAGAGGTTGCAAGTGTATATCTTACGTTAGGGCTAGATACAAGTGAGTGGCTAGAAGAACTTAATAAAGCAACAGATAGAATAAATAAGCAGTTTGTTAATATAAATAGTGAATTTACTAAACAAGTGTCAAATATGCTATCAGAAACTGTTGCGCAAGCAAGTAAGCAGTTTACTAATATAAATAGTGAATTTACTAAACAAATGTCAAATATGTCAAGTAATGCATCTAGTGAATTTACTAAACAAATGTCAAATATGGGAAGTAATATATCTAATGATGTAATTAAAAAATCTGAAAAGACAAATGATAGTATTTCAAAGCAGATGGCAGTTATGTCAAAAAATGCAACAAAGAATGTATCAGGTTTTATTAATACAATAAATAAGAAATTGGCAACGGCATTTGGAACAGTTGCAACAGGGGCTTTTATTAAATCGTGTATAGAAGTTGGTTCTAATGTAACAGAAGTACAGAATGTCGTAGATACAGCATTTAAAGACTTAAGCTGGCAGGCAGACAAGTGGGCTTCTAACGCCATGACTAATTTTGGATTGTCTGAATTATCAGCTAAGAAGTATATGGGCGTATTTGGTCAGATGAGTAATGCTATGGGTATTACAGGACAGGCGGCATTGGATATGGCAGAAAATGTAACTGGTTTAACAGGTGATGTTGCATCATTCTATAATCTGGGGACAGATGAGGCATATACAAAGCTTAAGTCTATATGGACTGGAGAGACAGAGACACTTAAGGATTTAGGTGTAATAATGACTCAGACTAACTTAGACCAGTATGCTCTTAATAACGGCTTCGGTAAGACTACAGCCAAGATGACAGAGCAGGAAAAAGTAATGCTTCGTTATCAATATGTTACAAGTGCTTTATCTAATGCCACAGGAGATTTTGTTAAGACACAGGACTCCTGGGCGAACCAGACAAGAATACTTTCATTACGATTTGAGCAGTTAAAGGCTAGTCTTGGTAAAGGCTTCATAGCATTGTTTACACCTATTCTGCGTGGATTTAATAGTCTGCTTGCAGGACTGCAGAAAGTGGCAGATGGATTTGCTAACTTTGTACAGTTGCTAACAGGGGCAGATATATCAGCCTCTATGGGTTCGATAAGTTCGGATATAGCAGGGATTGGAGCAGATGCAGGCAGTGCCGCAGACAATGTAAGTGATATTGGAAGTGCTGCTAAGAAGACAGCCAAAGATATAGAAAAATCACTTGCAGGTTTCGACCAGATAAATAAGCTGACAGAGCCAACAGATGATAGTTCTGATACAAGTGGCAGTTCAGGTGGAACAACATCTGGAATTGGAAGCGTTGACCTTGTACCAGATGTAAGTGGAAGTACATCAAATGCAACATCGGCAATAGAAAAATTTGTAAGTGATGTTAAGAATAAATTAGGCGAGCTTAAAGAATGGGGTGTAGCAACATTTTCTCCATCATTATCACGCATATGGGATGGATTTACACAGAATACAGCTACAGCCAAAGATAATTTAGCAAAGGTATTCAGCGATATTAGGGAGCTTGGGCCACCACTTTTAGACTATTTCAATGGTCCATTTACAGATTATTTAGTAATGTGGGTTGATACAGCAGGTGATATTGTAAATGGATTTTATGATAGCTTTAATATGGTGTTTTCCGATATATGGGATAAAGCAGTATATCCAATATTGCAGAATTTTGTAACCACGGGATTGCCGATGATTACAGATTTTGCAACAAAGGTCCTATCTCTTAGTGATGTGGTATTTAATACTATAAAAAAATGCTGGGATTTATTATGGAGTGAAGGAGTAAGTCCAGCAATAGAATTAATATCCAATACTTGGATAGACCTTGTTAATACATTATCTGATGCGTGGGACAAATGGGGAGCACCAATATTTACAGGAATTAAAGTTGCAGTAGAAGCTACAGGAGACGTCTTTGTAGATATATGGGAAAATATGCTTAAACCAGTATGGCAAAAGGCATTAAATGTTGTTGATGAAGTAGGGACAAAGCATCTACAGCCGTTGTTAGCAAATTTTCTAGATTTCGTAGGAGAAATAGTTACCTGTGCTACAACAATATATAGCAATTTTATAGCTCCAGTTGTTAGCTTTTTATCAACATTGCTTGGACCTGTATTTGTAGCAGTATTTAATACTATTGTAAATAAGGTTGGAGTTGCTGTCGGTACAATAGCTGATTTGATGAGTGACACTATATCAGTATTTAAAGGTATTATACAATTTATTAAAGGTGTATTTTCAGGTGATTGGGATGATGCTTGGAATGGTATAGTAGGAGCTTTCGATGGAATATTCTCAATGATAGTAGATATAGCCAAAAGACCTATTAATATGGTAATCGGACTTATAAATGGTATGCTAGATGGACTTGAAAGTGGAATTAATTCTATTGTACGAAAGGTTAATGGTTTAAGCTTTGATGTGCCAGATTGGGTCCCAATTATAGGCGGTGACCACTTTGGGTTTGATTTGCCACAGGTTAGTTTAGGCAATGTTCCATACCTTGCACAAGGTGGATATGTAAAGCCAAACACACCACAGCTTGCAATGATTGGTGATAATAAACACCAGGGAGAAGTTGTAGCACCAGAGGATAAGCTTATCGATATGGCACAGAAGGCAGCAGCTATGGCATCCAGTGCTGAACTGTTAGCCGAAGCTATAAGTATTCTTAAGCAGATCCTTAAGATACTGGAAACATTAGATCTTGATATACAGCTAGATGGAAAGAGCCTTAAGAAGTATGTAGTTGATAAGATTAACGAGCATACAAAGCAGACAGGAAAATGTGAGATTATAACTTAACAAGGATGTGATGAATTGATACTAAGATGTGACAATCAGGAGCTTACGGCTCCTGTGTCCATCAAAGTGGATGATGAGATTATATGGTCTTCTTCAACAGGACGAGCACTTGACGGAACAATGTTAGGTGATGTAGTTGCTGAAAAGAAGACCTTATCTATATCCTGGGGAGTTCTTCAGGAAGATGAGCTGGTTCTTATTAAGAATAAGCTTGTTGCCGGATTCTTCCCAATAACATTTCATGATGATGGACAGGATATAACAATAACAAGTTACAGAGGTACACTAAGCAAGGAAGTAATAGGGGAGCTTGATGATGGTATTTTCTATTACAGAAGTGCAAGTGTATCTATTATTCAACAATAAAGGAGATTTATAATATGAAATTTACAATCAAACAGATTGACAGATGTGCAGCAGAATTACAGAAGTTACAGAATTCAAAGAAACATTGGCCAGTTAAGGTCAATTATGCAATTGCTAAAAATCTTAAAGCGTTATTGGCAGAATTAGAGGTATATAACGCTGAAAGAACACGATTATTAAAGGAAAATGCTTTAAAGGATGAAAATGGAAATGCAGTCGTAGAAGATGGCTCTTACAAGTTTGCAGAAGACAAGGAGCAGGAGGTGATTAAAGAAATTGATGATATGTATAACATTGAAACAGAACTTGATGTGCATATGATTAAGCTGGAAGATGTTAATGAATGTGATGCAGAGGGATATGATGGAACTACATTAGAAGATATTACAGCAATAGAGTTTATGATACAGGAGTAAACATATGTATAACAACGTAACAGAAGCTTTTAAAGAAACAATAAGAAGTCCATCAAGGACTTTTGAGGCAAGGCTTAAGATTAATGGCCGGTGGTTTAATTCCAAGTTCAAAAAATTGAGCTATGAAACATCAAGTACGGCTGATGAAGCTTTACAGCTAGGAGCGGCTGTATCTGCAAAGATAGAAATTACTATTAAAAAGATAGACGAATTATTTGAAAATACAGAGATACCAGTAGAGATAGGCTTAAAGCTGCCAAGTGGAAAGTATGAATATATTCCACTTGGCTTTTTTACAGCAGAGCGCCCACAAAGTGATCAGGCAACAACGACATTTACAGCATATGACAGAATGATGAAGACTACAGGACTATATATATCCAATCTGATATATCCAGCAAGTGCTGCTTCGGTTTTAAGTGAGATAAGTACAAGCTGTGGTGTTCCAGCAGACGTAAGTAGTCTGGATGACATAATGATACAGACTAAGCCCGTAGGATATACATACAGGGAAATGATAGGCTATATAGCTTCGTTAAAGGGGGGCTTTGCCTGTGTAGACAGAACTGGAACTATTGTTATTAAGTGGTATGAAGAATGTGAATATTCAGTAGGTAAAGCAAGAATTATATCACTTGAACATAATGAAAGTGATTTTCATTTGGATTATTTAAACTGTAATGTCGATAGCCAGACTGAATTAACGCAGGGCGGTGGAGAGCTTGGCATAACATTTTCCAATCCGTTTATGACAGCAGATAGATTAAGCCAGATATATCAAAGTATTAAAGGGTTTACATATAGAGGAGCTTCATTAAAGACACTTGGAGACATACGTCTGGATCCGTGGGATGTTATAACTGCCAATGACGGCACTGGTGAATATAAAATACCGGTTATGAATTTGGTACAGGAATATGATGGCGGTATGGCTATGACTGTTACATCTTATGGAAAGACAGAAGTAGAGACCGAAATGGACTTCAAGGGACCGACAACACAACAGAATGAGAGAATATATTCTGATTTGATATTGGCAAAGGAATTAATAGCAAAGAAAGTTGATGCTGACTGGGTTAAGGCTAATACTGTTACAGCAGAGAAAATTGATGCCGTAAATGCAGAGATAATTGATATAAAGACCAATTATCTTAAAGCAGATGTTGCAGATTTAAGGTACGCTAACATAAAGCTTAGTAACATCGAAGCTGGCTCTATAAAGACAGCAATGATAGACACAGGTGCAGTTGGTACAGCTCAGATTGCAGACGGAAGCATAACAGATGCAAAGATAGTAGATTTGACTGCTAATAAAATAACAAGTGGAACTATAGATGCCGCTAACATCGAGGTAATAAACCTTAAGGCTGCCAATATCACGGTAGGAACAATTAATGGTAAGCAGATAGCTGAAGGAGCAATAGATACATCCAAATTTGGAACAGATGTAACAGACTGGATGAATACAACAGATAAAGATATAGAAAATGCAGCACAAAAGGCAGATTCAGCTAATACAAATGCGGCTGGTGCATTAAGCACGGCGGAAGCGGCTAAACTTTTATCAGCGGCGGCTTCTAAGACTGCGGAAGGAGCACAGCTTACAGCAGATGGCAAGAATACAGTATTTTATCAGACAACGGCACCTTCTGTTGAAGATAGAAAAACTAATGATATATGGTTTAATACAGCAGATTCTAATAAGATGTATTACTTCGATGGCAAAAGCTGGGTATTGCGGCAGTTTGGAACCAATGCCATAGCGAATGCTTCTATAACCAACGCCTTAATAGCAGATGCAACAATACAGAATGCCAAGATTGCCAATATGGATGCAGGAAAGATTACAAGCGGCTATATATCCGCAGACAGAATAGCTTCTGGTTCGATTGTAATCGGAAAACTGGATGCTGGTACGCAGAATGATATAGCCGCCGCCAAGAAAAGATATCAGATAACTGTAGATTTAAGAGACGCAAAATATAATACGGATACATATTATCCAGTATTAATAAGCCCCTCTATACCATATAACGGTTTACATAACTATGAATGTAATGTTCAGCTTAATAGCGGTTCTAAACCTGTATGGTCTACGCATAATCAAGGTTTTACTTGCAATCTTATTTTAAGAGTATTAGCAGGTGGCTGGGGAACAACAGATGCCGCTGGTTATTTGGAGGAGAATAATTATCGTTTTTGTAATAAAATGCCTGCGTTTGTAGGGCAGGTACAACAACATAGCCAGATATACTTTATGTTGCGTGGTGGGGCACGATATTACCTTTATACGCCTAATAAAAGTTACGTAACAATATATACTGTTAAAACTAATATAGCAAGAAACACGTCATATACAGTGTATCTTGAACCTACCCAATCGCCAAAGAATGATTATGCGGAGGCTAAAGGATCTACAATTGCAAGCTGGTGTGCTGCAAATAATAAGACCCTGATTAATGGTGGAAAGATATATACAGGCAGTGTTACAGCAACACAGATAGCGGCAAATGCAATAACAACAGAAAAGATAGCGGCAAGCGCAGTTAATGCAGATAAAATAGCAGCTAGTGCCATAACTTCGGCAAAAATAGCGGCAAATGCAATAACAACAGAAAAGATTGTTGCCAATGCAGTTACAGCCGCGAAGATAGCTTCTAAGACAATAACAGCCAATCAGATAGCCGCTAATTCAATCACTGCGGCAGAGTTAAGTGTATCTACATTGTCTGCAATATCCGCAAACTTAGGAACGGTTACAGCTGGAGTGCTTAAAAGCTCTAATTATGTTGCAAACAGCACGGGAATGATGCTTAACCTTGCAACAGGAACGTGGGATAGCAAGTATTTTAAAATATCCAGTACAGGAGGTATTACAAGCACAAGTGGGAAAATAGCCTGTTGGGACATAACCAGCGAAGCGTTTAAAAATGATTATCTTGCTCCAGACGGATATTTAAGACGTGTGTATATTCAAGGGTCTAAAAATACTGGAGATTGGATTTTTTCAATTCAAAAAGGAGCTACGCAAGGGGCTTCGCCCTCCACGTTAAATTCATTATGGCACGTCACCAATGACGGAGAAATGAGCTTTAATGTTGAAAGTGGTAAAGGAATAAAAATGTATGGTTTAGCTGGATTAGAAGTAAGCGTGTTAAGAGATGGAATTGAGCTATGGCATAAGCCAAATAACACGGCATATACAAAAATAGGAAAAGGATATGTGCAAATATGTAATAGCGGTACAAGTTATTATAACGATTGTGCTTTGTCTGTAATAGGTGGAATAAGAACCAATGCTTTTAACCTTTATCATTCGACCTGGGGAAGATGGTGTGGTGCAGTTCTTAACAGAACACCGAAAAATGAAATTGGGCTTGATTGGGATGGTGCATATTTGAGAATATATGTGGACCATACAATTATTGCTTCTTACCATTGGGGAAGTGCAAGCTGGGTATAAAAATAATATTAATAAAATCCACAGGAGTGGTAGAAAGAGGTAAAAATGTTAAATGTAAACAAATCTATAACATTAAATGGAACAAGCAGTGTAGAAGAGAATGGAGTAGCAACAGACATTATGTATATGAATGCTACAATCTCCGAAAATGGAGGGTTGTCTATAAATCGCAACATAGCTAATGCGCAGGCATATATAGCAAATAAGGCAACATATACGAAAGATGTAACGGAATTTGAAAATAAATTAAATGAGCTGGTAACAGAATTTAGTAAATAAAGGAGGGCAATAGAGATGATTAGAGCACCAAATAATTAAAATAAAAGTAAACATATAAATAAGGAGGAAACAAATGGAAAGAGCGAAAACAATTATAGTGGCAATATGGAGCATAATAATGAGTGCGTTAGGTATACTTGCAATACCTGTTATGTTATTAATAACCTGTAATATAATAGACTATGCAACAGGACTTATAGCTTCAAAGTTCAGAAATCAGGAGATTGATAGTTATAAAGGAATTAAAGGAATAGCAAAGAAAATATGTATGTGGCTTTTAGTAGGAGTTGGTGTCATTGTAGACCAGCTCCTTTCTTATTCAGCAGATGTTGTTGGAATAACATTGCCATTTACATTTTTAGTTGCCTGTATAGTGGCAATATGGCTAAATTGTAATGAAATTATATCGATATTAGAAAATATCAATGATATAGGTGTTACACTTCCGCCATTTTTACAGCCTATTGTAAGTAATCTTAAGAGTCAGGTGGAAAAGAAAGCAGAATTAGAAAGTATTAAAGATGAAAATGAAAGCGAGGAATAGTTATGAAAAGAGGAATAGACATAAGCAGACATCAGGGAAATCTTGATTTTGATTATATTAAGGAGAATTTTGATTTTGTTATAATTCGTTGTGCCTATGGCAGCGACTTAAGCAAGGATGACAGCGAGTGCGGACAGTGTGATTCTATGGCACAGACATATATTGATGAATGCGAAAAGAGAGGTATTCCATACGCATTGTATTTATATCAGTATGCTGGCAACGAAGATGAAGCATTAAGCGAAGCGGCGCATATCAGAAGATGGTATAATAAATGCAATCCAACAATGGGGTTATACCTTGATATAGAGGATGCAGATGGTTATAAAGCTTCACACAATATTGATTATCATTATACACAGGAACTTGCTGTCAAATGGCTTGATGCATTAGAAGATATAACAGCTAAGGGAATATATGCAAGCCACAGCTGGCTCAATGAATATATGAATGTAGATGAACTTATAGAGCACGGCGCCCTCATCTGGGAAGCTCATTGGAATAATGATGGAAAGATATGTGAAGATAAATTTGCTATATCACAGGAAAGCAGTGATTATTATCTTAATGATGGGACAAGGGTAGATTTTGACATTATGCGTGATGACGTCTTTGACAGACTTATAAAAGCAAATGAATATGATCACAGAAATGATATTAATGGCAATGATAATTCAATCTCAGATAATAATGCTGAAACTGATGTAGTTGATACAGAGCAGTTACAGTATCAGATAGGAGATTATGTTGAGTATAATGCAATATATGCTTCATCAACATCAGAAGATGCACTTACACCATCAAGCGGATTCACAGGTGGAACAATAACAAGGGTTATTCCTTGGGCGGTAAATCCTTACTTAATAAATAATGGAACAGGTTGGGTCAACGATGGATGTATTATATCGACAGGTGACAACTCTAGTGATGAAGACAATGAAGAATCTGAAACTGACGTATCCAACATAAAAGCCGGTGATAAGGTAAGAGTGCTTCTTAATGTAAACTATGATACAGACCAGGCATTTACGCTTTATTATGATGAGTATGATGTTATCCAGGTCAATGGAGACAGAGCTGTTATCGGTATTGGCAATACTGTAACAAGTGCAATAGATGTACATAACATTGAAAAAGTCTGACATATATAATAAGGAAGAAACTCTTTTCATATCATAATAAAAATACACACTATACACATAAAAATGATTTATAATATTTATATTGTTGGAACACTATTAGGTAGTAGAAAAACAGATATGTAATTAGCGCGTAACTAACAATATTATGCTAAATACCAGTAAATAAGCAACTTGCTGTTTCTGTACAGCAGGCTGCTGATGAAGGTAAGTTCTAATAGAAAGCTAGCATTTATGCTGTTTAGAGAGCTTTTAGAAAATCTAAAGGCTCTCTTTTTAATATTAATTGTTGGAGGTGGACATCGATAAATGAAATGTCCATCTCTTTTTTTATTAAATGTCTTGTCTTGCTGCTGGAAATGTAGTATATTAACAATAGTTTCTTGAACGACAACTAAATATTTTTGCGTGATAAGCAGCTTATAATGGAATGTGTGCTGCTTTTATCAGATGAATGGAGGAATTGTTATGAAGAGTATATATTTGCTCAAAGAAGATTTTAAGAATTTTCCAATAGGAGAGTTCCCATATGATAAGAATCATTCTGCAATGGGAGAGTATCATTTTGTGCAATATCCAGGGTATTATGGAAAATGGTATGACCCTGTGTGCAATTACAGATATAATGGTCAAGGTGCTTCGTGGGTTATTACGGAGTATTGTGGGAAGCATTATATGGAGCAGATGAGACTTCATAATACAGAGCCACATAGAACTTTTCCGACACTTGAAACAGGGGACAGATTTTGGAAAGATTATGATATAGAGGCAAGTGTCAGAATGTTTAACACTAAATGGGGAAATGCCGGTATTGGTTTCTGTGCACAGAATTCGCTTAATATGCTTGTATTTATGTTTGAAGATAAGCAGGTAAAGCTTGTTTACCGCCATAAAGAAAATGTTGAAGAGCTTGAAAGTAAAGCATTTGATTATAATAGTGACGATACATATATATTAAATGTAAGTGTTAACGGCAGTCATGTTGAGTGCTATGTTAATGGCACTAAATATATAGATATTGATACAGTTTATGCTGTACAGGGAGGAAAGGCAGCAATTACGGCTACTATACCAGCGGCATTTGGCTACATTAATGTCAATGTAGATGAAAAGACAGATGAAAGAATTAAAGCTAAGAGGGAAGAATACAGTAATAAATGCACAGAAGCACAGAGCAGATATCCAAAGATGAAGCTTGTTAAGAAGATAGACCTTAAAGGCTGTGGAACAGGAAGACAGGTACGTTTCGGACATCTGCTTGGTAATGGAGAGTATCAGATGGTGCTTGCCCAGTGTCAGAAAAGGGTCAACAGGGATGCATATGGAACTATTAGCTGTCTTACTGCTATGGATTTAGATGGTAATATATTATGGCAGTGTGGGGAAC